TGTTCTGGTCCATAGATATGATTCGCCCTTTTGCGATATACGCCAGCGCAAGATTACAAATGTCTGTCGCTGTAATCATGATCTTCCCTCCTTTTTTCATACGCCCAAACCATTCGCTCGGACGCATGAAAAGAGGCGGGAAGCCCCGCCTCAAAAAAACTCACTCGGTCGTCGGAATATCGTCGTCCATCACAAGGGCCGCAGTCATCTCGCCATCCGTAAACGTCGAGACGGCGGACACGCGGAGATAACCCTTGTTGCCACGCGGAAGCGGCGTCGAGATAATCGGAGCGCCCTTCATTTCGCTGATGGTGAACGTCGTAGTGAACGTCGGGCTCGTCGCCGCGATCAGAGAGATCGGAGACGAGAAGTCCGTCGTCGGGCTCGTCTGGAGCGTCGCAACGATGGAACCAGCGCCGGCGTCATCGGTCACGTTGATGACCAGCTTCATGGGATCAGAGGCTTCGCCCTCGCCCACGTCGATGGTGTCAGACGTCAGCGTCGTATTGGAGAGCGCCTGATCTTTGAAAAACAGGTTTTGCTTATCGAGAATCATGGTTCATTTTCCTCCCTTCGATTATGCCTGTGCGCAGGCCGACTCAGTCTCGGAGATGCTGTCGCACTTGCGGACCGGGATGCCCTTGAAGTAGAGCGTCGGCGTGCCGTTCATGAGAGTCTGCTGCGTGACGAACACGTTCGTCTTGTCGTTCAGGTAGCACTCGCAGAAGTCATAGAGCGCCGGGCTGACGTACAGGACAACCTTTTTGTCGCCGCTCTCCAGATTCTGGATGCGGTTCTTCGTCATGGTCAACTTATCCATGAGCGCGAGCTTCTGAGCGGAGTTCAGGCCGGCAAGGTTAGCCACGTTGATGTTGCGAAGCAGCGCGTTTGCGCGGATGTTCTGAACGGCCAGCCCGACCTTCCAATTGAACAACGTCGCAACGCCCTGATACTCCAGACCGTCAGCATCATGCACAGTCATCTCGCCGAGATCGCGCATCTTGAGGCCCGCAAGCGTGCCCTCCGGATAGATGCCCACGGTATTCTTCTGTCCCCAACCGATGAAGAACGCGGACGTGTTGGTGTTGCTGCCCGGCGTACCGGCCGAAAGGACCTGATACGAAGGATCGCCGAACGCGGAGCTTGCGCCTGCGTACTCGTTATAGCGAATCGAGATGCCGTTGAACGTTCCGGGATTCGCGGCCGTGTCACCGTAGAAGGTCTGCTCGGCCACATAATTCGAGAAGCCCTGGACAAACGCCGCGTCCTCACTCTGACGGAAACGCTCCTTATCCTTCTGGAGAGCGAGAAGCTCAACGTCCACAACGGAACGATCTTCCAGAATCATGCAAGTGTCCTGGATCTGTTTCGTGCGGGATTTCCCACGCGCAACACCTTTGTTGATCATGCGGAGGCTCGGCGTCGGGACCATGCTGCGGATCGTGGTCACGTTACCGGTTTTCAAATTACCTTCCATCCACAGGATATCCTGCAGGATGGGATTCGATTTTTCCAACGCCTCGATCACGAAAGCGATCGAACCGTCAGGGTTGAGACGCTTACGAAGATCACTCAACGTCAAAACGTCGCTGCCTACTACTGCCATTGTACATTCCTCCAATTCAATAATTATCAAAATTCGTGTTCGGGTACTTTGTCGTGCTTGCCGCCGGCGCAGCACCGAACCCCTTGAAATCGCCCTCGCCGACCAATTGACCGACAAGAGCAAACGCCTTCACGAGCTCGATTCGGTTTCCCGCACCGGTCTCGTTGAGCGCCTGTCTCAGACCGGGAATAGATCTTTCGATCGCTTCAATGCCCGTCCCCGCACGACGGACCGTCGCATCGAACTCAGCGCCGAGCTCCTGCTTCGTCGCCTCGCCCCATCCCGAGATCTGTTGAGCATAGGCCTGCTGCATAGCGGTTATACCCTCGCGAGCGTACTGCATGCCATACGCCGCCAGCTTCTGGGCCTGTGCTCCGGTCAACCCGGCTTCCCGTGCTACGGCGGAAAACGCCGACGCAGACTGTTCGTCATACGCCATGCCTTCCGGAACCAAGCCTCGGAAATCCCAAGCTGCCGCATCTTCCGCACCCCCAAGCAATGTCGCCTGCTGTTCTGCCGGCTGTGCCTCTGCTACAGGGGCCGCACTTTCGACCGCAGCCGCCTCGGCAGCAGGAGCTTCCACAGCGCCGGCAGATTCTGCCGCGCCGCCCTCGTCTGCGAAAAGCTGAAGATCGAAAAAGTCCATATTAACTCTCCTTTCGTTTGTACCTGGCAAGAAACGCATTGAATTCGCGCTCTGCCATCTGCATCTGTTCCGCACATTTCGTGCTTTCATCTAGGGCCGCGAGCATCCGGAGATTGTTGTATATCTCAACTCCCACGCGACGCTCACCCTCAAACATGAGGATCTGATGTATATCACCGGCCGGAGTCTCGTGAACGTGGGACCGTTCCATCATCCGTGACAGGAACCAACGCCCCCGCTCGTCGGCCAGTAAATACCGGAGAGACGCCTCATCACGCCGCGCTTCTTCCTCTCGCAAATGCTCGATTCGCTTTGCCTGCGCTTTGTCTGTCGTCATAACCGGTTACCCCCAAGACCAAACGGATTCATGCCAAGCATCTGTGCCAATGCCGGATTCCCGTCATTTGCCGCCTCGGTCGCATTTTTGGCCGCCACCGTCGCCGGGACCGCCATCTGAATCGCCGCCGCTGCATTCGCTTCCTGCTGCTGCTGTGCTGCCGCTTCCGCTTTTCGTGCCTGGATCTCCTCGAATTCCTCCGGGCTTCTCCGGATGGCCGCCGGCGCTCCGAGCATGTCGCAATACTTGTCAACCGCTGCCGGGAAATTGAGTTTATCCAAAGACGCCGGATCAAACTGCGCGAGCTGTGCCGTAAAGCTGACCGCCTGCTCGATATTGACCAGGCCGCTCAGTTTTTGTGCCTGTGCCAGAGGAGATATGTACTCGATTTTGATTTCCTCGTTGGCAAGGATCTGCGCAAGCTCCGGATCTTCCGGCTGTGGGAAAATGTGCGCTCGATCGAGGATCGCGTACACTCTCTCGATAATCTTCGAGAGAAATTCAAATTGCATTCTTTGGACCACAGGACCGAGCTGCTGCATACGCTCCTGCGTCCGCTCCATGACCTCTCTCGCCGTCATCGTCTGCGTCAGCCCTTCCAGCATCAGGAACAGATCGGCCGCATAAGCTCGCTTAATTCTGTCCGTCAGCTCCTGGATCTTCAGCTGCAAATGATCGAGATTGAGATTGACCTGGAACAAAGGCGTGACCGGATTGCCATTCTGCGTGATCGTGTTTCCGCCAGGAACAAGGTTGATCCCTTTGAGCGCTGTGTTGGCATCGCTCTGGACCGGAGGCTTTACGCCAAGCTCGACTGCCGTCAGGTAATCCCGCTCAAGAAGCTGGAGACCTTTCGAATCGCCTTCGGCAAACCATCCCGGACCTTTCCCGTAGGCCGCTCCGCCGGTGACGAGGAACCGACCGCACGGACACGGGAACTCATGAAACCCGCCGACATCCAGCCACTCATTCTCATCACTGGATTCAAGCCAATAAACCGAAATATAAGGCAAATGGAATTTATCCAGAAAACGCGGATCGTGCTTCCGGTTCGGCATGACCAGCCACAAGACTTTGTACCTCTGGTCTCTTGCCGCTTCGCTCTGGTAGAGAATCTGCTGATCTCTCGGCAGATTCTCCAGACCGAACTTATCTGCCAGCTGCTGAAGCGTCATCCACCACTCTCTCGCGAAAGTGTTGACCTGATTGTCCGCATCGATATCGATGAAATAGGTTCCAATCGTAAACGGGATGAAATGCACACCCGTCTCCGCAGACTGGAATACACCGAGCGGAGCCTGCCCAAACGCCAATTCCAAATAACACGAATGGATCGCATTGTAGAAATTGCTTTTGTTCAGCACGTCGTTCAGGATATCCAGCCGCTGATCGAGAAGCTCGCCGGCCCCGGTCATGTCCTGCACTTCCTGATTCGCAAACGAGAGACGGAACCATTGCCTGCTTTGCGGAGTCAAACCGCTCATAATACCTGCAGCAAAGATCTGGTTCGACGCCCAGGCGCATCCGTTATAGATATGCAGATCATGACGTCGTGCCTGCTCATACTCGTCATCGTATTCGTCAAGCTCGCCGGTATAGGGAAGCTCATAGTCCCGAATCTCGCGCCACCGCTCCAAGAACGGAAGACGTTTTCTTTTGAGAGCGCCCACAATCTCGTTGCATTCGCGCCGCGTGATGCCGCACATCTTCGCGCCGTCCGCCGACGAGATAATAGGCGGAACTCTTGCACTGTTCATAGGAACACCCCTTATCCGAGCGTCGTCCGCTGGCCGGTCAGATAATCATTGATGCCTGCGCCCATTCCGCCGAGGATCGTCCCACGATCCGTGGACATACGATTTGCCCGGCTGCCACGACGACGACGTTCCTCTTCCGAAGCCGCGCGTTCAGCCGATGCCGACGTGGTTACATCCGACACGCTGACCGGCGTCGGAGTGGGATCCACCTTCGTCTCCGGCTCTTTGTAAACGTACTCGACGCGCGTTCCACCGCCACCACCGCACATAAAAACCCCTCCTGTTCAATAAAGTTTGTAATTTGTATTTACACGAGATAGTTTCTTGTTTTGCAAAACGTCTCTCGGCATTACCGGGAAAGCAAAAGTCAATGCCAGCGAATCCGCAAGGTCCGGGCTTTTGCCTATCTTCTCTTTGATTTTCTCCTTCGGCTCCAACTGGATCTTTCCGGCCGGAGTGAAGTGATACTCGACAATCGAGAGCTCGCTCTTCAGCTTCGGCTCGTCCGGTATCGCCCCGCCTGCCTGCATCCACGACCGGAGATTGAAATAGATCTCGGCCCTTTTATTCGCATAGCGCTCATCACTGGCCGCACCTGCGAAATTGACCTCCGTTATGTCGTACCCAAGATGCGTCAGACGGTCGATCACGCCTGCGCCCATCGCACCGACATCGATATAGACCGCATCCGGATTCTCCTGGTTGATTGCCTCTATGACCTTCCCCGCCGCCTCCATGGTGTCCAGTCCCTTGAAGACCTTCTGCCATTTTCCGTGCAGTCCTTGCCTCGAAGTGATGACCGTGCTGTCGTCTCCGAACCTTGCCACGTCCACGCCGAGCACCGTCGGCTGACCTGTGATCTGCTGCGGAAGGATTTCCCTTTTGCTGGATTCAGTGACCAGATCTATCGGAATCACGATGTCAGAGGCCGATGCCGAGAAATCGCAATAGAGCTCCTGCCGGATGGCCTGATCGGTCATGTCGCGTTTCATGTCCTCGATCTCTTCCGGAGGAAGCACGCCGCTCTCGTCGACTCTGTACATGCACGAATACCAATCCGGATCCGATTGTGCTCGCTGATAGATATCGAAAAACTGATTCTGGCCGGATGGCGTACCCACGAAAACAGCCCAACCGTTTCTATCTGCCAGGGCCGGCCGCACGACCTCATCCCACAGCTCACGTTTGATCTGTGCATACTCGTCAAGCACGACGCCGTCCCAATAGCCGCCGCGCAGCGCATCCGGATGGTCCGCACCTATGATATAGATCCGAGCCCCCGCCCATCCTTTGTGCTTTGACGGAATCTCAACGTAAAGCTCACTTTCGTTGACTTTCAGATTCGGAATCACGCTCGTGTAATGCTTGAGATATTCCCAGGCAATGAGCTTTGCCTGATTCCTGAACGGAGCGATATATGCGAAACGCGGCGCCGGCAGCCCACACAGGATCGCC